TCAAGGAAGGTAAGGCTGACAACATCAGCTACTTCTCGATTGGCTCTAAGGATCCTGACTCATGGAAGAAGTCCATTGCGGTGACCACCAAGTGGACCCTGCCCGATGAGGATCTCGGACCACTGGAGGAGTGGGACAGTAAGACGGTGCTGGTGGTGGATTCCGCCACCTTCTGGAACGACGTTTGCATGGCCCAGATCCTCAAGGAAAACGGGATCGTGGACGACAAGTCGGGCTTCGACCGCAGCCTCTGGGATGTCATGCGTAAGCGATTCGAAAACCAGATCGCCCGCCTCACCTCCGACAAGTACAATTTCCATCTGGTGCTGATCGCCCACCTGCGTCTCATCGAGAACCAGAAGACGGGCGGCATCATCAAGGCATTCCCCAGTTTCCTGGGGCAGCAGCTTCCCACCATCGTGGCCCGTTACATGAACAACGTCTGGTTGGCGACCCGTAGCAAAGACGGCAAGCCGATGTTGCAAACCCAGACGACCCGTGATATGGGCTACCTGAAATGCAGCGCACCCCACCGGGTGACTGCAGAGGCACCATTCGATCTGGGTGCCATCCTCAAGCAGATCGAACAGTGAGAAGAGAAAGAGAAGAGACATGACTGATTTCTGGAATCGTACCCTCGAAGGCGTCGAAGACATCCGCGAGATCCCGCCGGGTCGTTACCTGGGCTACGTCTCTGGCTACAAGCTGGAGACCACGCAGGACAACAAGCCCTTCGCGATCCTTGAGTTCAAGGCGCGGGAAGCCCTGTCGGGCCAGGACCTGGAGGGCGTCGAGTTGAACCGCAGTCTCCGTACCAGCCGCCTCTACTTCACGGACGCGGCGATCAAGTACAGCAAGGCTGCGATGAAGAAGCTGAATCCGGATCTCACGGATGCGGTGCCGATCAAGGAGGCTTTCGAGTCTCTGGTTGGGGTCGAAGCCAAGTTCGACTACAAGGCCGAGAAGGGCCGGGACGGCAAAGAGTACCTCAACGTGGCGTCCTTCATGGCCGCGTGACTTAAGGGGGCGGGTGATCCAAGGGGGTTGCCCGCCCCTTCCTCTATCCGGATCCAAGCATTGTCAAATGATCATTGTCGTTGACTACCCTTCCATCCAGGATGTGAAGGAGAATCTGCCGGTGTCGGGCTACCCTGCCAAGCTGCTGAAGGTAGCAGCAAGGTATGCCCACCTAGGGCAGCACGAATTTGTGTCCCTCTTCCCGCATCCCCCGCGCTTCAACAATCCCTCAAGCTTCTTCCACCCATCGAAGGGCGCACCCGATGAAGCCATTGGAAACCCAAAGCACAAACAACTGGGCTACCTCCGATCCGAGTACATCCCAGATTATCATCGAGTACGAAACACCCTCAAAAACGGTAACCTCGTACTCGCTATGGGTGACCTTGCCTTTTGGACCCTCACAGGTGAGAAGCTGTCGGATCATCGAGGCACCATCGTATACGCCTCAGATTGCCGAGTCATCGGGACGCACCACCCCCGCGCCCTCGTAAAGGACCATAGCCTCCTGCCCGTACTGGCCATGGATCTGAAGAAGGCGTGGGCCGAATCTCAGAAACCCACCAGCACTTTCCCCCGCCGCACCATCAACATCGTGGAAACCGTGGAAGATGCGAAGCGGGCCGAAGCTGCCATCCTCGCGGCGGGATCTTTCGCCTTCGACATCGAGACCCACCAGCAACAGATCACCATGATCTGCTTTGCCACATCGCCCACCCAGGTCTACGTGTTTCCCCTGGTGGAACCCTACGCAACGTGGCCCGACATCACCCCCATCCGTAACACAATCAACACATTGATGTCATCTTCCTGTAACAAGCTGGCGCACAATGCCGTCTACGATCTCACGTATCTGACGCGGTGGGGCATCAACATCAAGTATCCCGTAGACGATACCATGCTGCTGTCCCACAGCCATGAGATTGAGTGGCCCAAATCCCTGGGTTTCCTGGGCAGCATCTACTGTAACGAGAAGTCGTGGAAGCTGCTGCGGATCGGCAAGGTAAAAGATAGGAACAAGAAAGATGAGTAGGAAGGGGAAGAAGCAGAACCGGGAGTACAAGTCCAACCAGAGTCTGATCATGGGGGGATGGGACTCCATCAACTACCACGCCCATGTGGATCCCACCCCTCCCAAAGAGTACACCCCGGAAGAGAAGTTGATGCTGGCCGTGATCGTCCAGGCTGTGGAGGATGCCACCTCCCCCAAATCCACCCCGGTGATTCGGGACCAGGCGCGCACGGTGATCTTCCACCCGTCAGCCACCAACCTCAAAGACTTCTGCTGCCTCCTCGACATCGACTACGCATATTTCCGGGAAGCCGTGGCCCGCATGATCAAGGAGGGCAGGGCTATCAACCGTGCCGCATTGTTCGGTGGCGGTTGACCTCGCCTACTTTACCAGGGAGGACACCATCTACCTCAACGTGATGGTGGCCGGTGTCTTCCACAAAATCCCCATATCCGAAACCCACGCCTTGTCGCTGTTGAGGCAGTTGAGCCGGGAGATTGAAGCCCAATGGACAAGTACACCCAGGCCGTGGTCGAGTCCTTCCAGCAACGAGCAGCGGCTGGCTTCCGCAAGTACGGCACCACAATGGAGCGAGGCGACCTGACCCTTCACCAGTGGCTGACCCACGCCCAGGAAGAGTTGCAGGACTTCTCCATATACGCCATGCGGATCATCCACGATCTAGAGAAATTGAAAGAGACTCTTCATGAAGCGCATCACAACGGACAACCTGCCGCCGAAGGATCCCATCCTCCAGCAGACGATCTACAACGGTCTCGACGGGATGATGACGCGGGAGATTGAAGCCGCGATACCCAGCAGCCCCACCTACGAATTTGAGAGGGCGCTTCTCCCCATGGTGGTTGCCATGATGGAGAAGGGGATCCGCATCGACCTCAACACGCGCGACCAGATGGCAGCCGAGTTGCAGAACAGCCTTACCAAGGTGGTCGATAACTTCGACTACATCTGCGAGAAAGTCTTCGGCAAAACCTACAATCCCCGCAGTTACAAGCAGCTTCAGGAACTCCTGTACCAGCGGCTGTACCTGCCCGAAGTCATCGTGTCGAAGAAGGGGGAGAAGAAAGTCTCCACGGATCGGGACACCCTGGAGAAACTACATAGGGAATACACTAGGGCCATGCCCATCACGACTCCCCTCCTGCAGATGCGGGATCTGGAGAAGACCATTGACACCGTGATGAAGCAGTTGTCCCCGGATGGCAGGTGGCACGCCAACTTCAATATAGGCGGTACTGACACCGGCAGGTGGAGTAGCAGCAGCCACCCCTACGGGTGGGGCAGCAACCTCCAAAACATCGATGACTACGTCCGCCGCATCTTCATCCCCGATCCCGGATACATCTTCTTCAACTGCGATCAGCAGGGTGCGGAGGCCCGCGTCGTCGGCTACCTGGCGGGAGACGAAGCCTACATCAAAGCCGTTGAATCCGGCGATGTCCACACGATGGTGGCCTCTATGGTCTTCGGCTTCGAACCCAAGCGGGAATTAGCCGATAGAAAATACTATCGAGAAATGTCCTATCGCGACATTGCAAAGAGGGCCGCGCACGGTAGTAATTACGGTGGTACTGCCCGTACGATTGCCACTGTACTCAAGGTTGAAATTAGCATTATCGAAGAGTTTCAAAAGCTGTACTTCAAGACCTTCCCCAACATCAGGAAGTGGCACGCCTGGGTCAACCAGCAGATTCAGACAACCCACCGGCTGGTGACGCCCTTCGGCAGGGTCCGCAACTTTTGGGGTAATCCTTACGATGACACGACGCTGCGGGCGGCAATCGCCTACGTCCCGCAATCCACTGTGGGGGACATGACCTCCCGTGGCTTGCTGCAGATATACACTAGGTTGCCTTCCGTGCAGATCCTCAACAACATCCACGACGCAGCTTTCGGCCAGATCCCCAAGGATCAGGTTGATGTCCTACTACCGCAGATAGTAGAATGCCTCACGCACCCCATCGAAGTCACCGACATCTTCGGGGTCAAGAGACAAATGCTGATTCCCTGGGAATCTCAGACTGGGATGAACTGGGGGAAGCGGAAGAAGGACAACCCCGATGGACTTGCCTGACTACCTAGGTAGCAAATACCACAGCCAGAATCTGGCCAACAAGATCAGGGCCTACTACAGAAAGCGGGGCCGTGAGGTCCCCGTCGAAGTCTTCAAGGAAGGATCCGTGTATGTCATCCGTTGTAACTTTCAGTTCGCGCCACCGACTCCCCAATCGCAGGGAATCCACGATTGAGGAGTTGCTCTTCAACGGAGAGAGGTACCACGTTTCCTACAGCGTGGCGGACGGTGCGATCCGGGAAGTCTTCATCGCGGGA